AGCCGTGATAAAAAAATGGTTAAAGGATAATGTTATAGAAGTAGAATGGGAAGCAGAAAGGACAAGATTATGGACACCGTGGACAAAATAGTTGATTGGTATGAAGAGGGATTAGATCACATTTATAATAATGATAACAACGGTTACACTTTTGGAATTTATTATTACGACGGTGACGCTATTGTAGATGTTGAGTGGTTTAAATCAGAAGATGAAAGGGATAGGGTTTACTATGGATAAACCCGATTACTACAACATGAGTAAACCCAAGAGTGAGGCACAAAAATTACAGCTACGAAAATGTTTTCGTTGCGGTAAAGAAAAGAAGATGGGTAAGTTTGAAAGGTATTGTAGCATAGCTTGTAGAAACCATGCCACCAAGCACGACACATCAGCATATAAGATTGTGTGGTAATATGATCTTTATTATATTTTGGGAAATAATATTAATTATTCTTGTTCTTCTATTTCTTGTACTTCTACGCCAATAGCTTCACCGTTAATAACATTGTGATCGCGTATCTCTTTTAATTTTGCTTCAAGTTCTGGTCTTGACATATTATCCAAGGACGCGGTTACTACCTCTTTCCTATCAACATAAAACCCAGCAAGCTGACCGCGACGGTATTCAGCTTGAACGGCTGGACCAATCTGACCATTGACAACAGCTTGATCTCTTAAACGAGCAAGTTCCCTAGAATGTTTAACAAAATCTATCTTACTAGCCTCCGCATAATCGCAGACTTTTCAGAATACCCAGCCTGTTTTGCACAATCTGTGGCGGTCATACGACCATTTTCTTTCACAAAGATTTCTACAAATGCCTGTTGCTTTGGCGTGAGTTTTTTCTCAGATTTTTCCATGTGTTTGTTTTTATATATCTATTATATTTCCCTATAGTAATATTACAACCAATATTATAATAATAATAACTAATTTTCATTCAAAAAAGACATATAGAGTGGTTACTTGAGGTTACTTCTGGTTACGTGTTAAAAGTAACCATAAAAGTGTTATTTTTCAATGAATAATGTCTATGGTTACGTGGTTACCTGTGTTTTGTCAAATTTAAAAAAGTGTTTATAACTTTCAAAATAAAATAGTATAGGTAAAGTATTTTTATCCTTGACTTTCCCACTAATTAATATAAAGTCCTATATGAATATTTCATATATTCCTTCTGAGATGGGCGGTGATCCTTTGTCCAACATCGCTTCACCGCCTAGATAAGAAGAAATAGAAAGGAAACGTTATGATAAGTATAGATTATAAAAAATGGAATATAGACCATGTATACGATTGTTCAGAGGGCTATGAAGAAATTAATCATTTTGCAGTTTGGACACCAGATAGATTAGATGTTGTTGCAGAAAAATTTGCCACGGTAGAAGAAGCAAAGCAATGGATTGATAATCATGAATCTTGAAGCAAGACTAATTAGACTAAAAGAAAAGCTTGACGCCAAGGCGCTCCGTGATCCGCGTACCGTGAAGGAATACGCTATTAGAAATAAATGGGAACGTGTGAGCAATATCCTAAGAAAAAGATATAAAAGGTATGGCGACGGGATTAAAGTTGTGGTACAGGAGGACGATGGATATCCCGATTGATAAGCCTTTAGTTCTTGTCACGTGGCTCGATGCCAAAGACGGACAGACAGGCTGGCACTCAATCGATGATATCGAGAAAGAAAAATTGGCGACATGTTATTCAGTTGGTTGGCTCATGGTACGTAACAACGAGAAAGTTGTTATCATGGCAGACTATTCGGAGTTCGAAGATGATAAAGAAGGTGGACGTCACATAGCAATACCCAATGGTTGGGTGAAGTCTATAACAAATTTGATAAAGGAGAACTAATGAAAAGAAAATTTACAAACAAAGAGCTAGAAACATCAGTAAGAAATTTTAGTGAAGCTCAAGAAAAATTAAACATTAAAAATGTCACAGAGTTTATGCGATGGTTAAGAGAATCAAGTGACCATGGCATAAATTCATTTTACAAAGACAATGAAACTAAAATAAAAAATCAAATGAAAAAAGCAAAAGGGCTTGAAGTTAAATTTACAAATCCCGAATTGTTTTGGATAGAGGATATTTTAGATAGTCGTTTATATCGTTATGAAAACAATGTCATACAAGCGATGAAAGAAAATGATTTTAATACAGCCGAACATTTTATCCAACGTGGAAGAATGGTAATGAGATTATGTGAAAAAGTTTTTTTAATGTTGCAGTACAGTAATTTTAAACGAGATGAGAAAAAATATAAAAATGTTAGGAGAAGAGAGCACAGCTACAGAAAAGCAAAAAATGAACCCTATTATAACGCTCATGCTAGAAAGCATTTTAATGAAGCAGTAAAAGAAATCAAAAGAAGAAAAAAGGTAAATTTAAAGGTGGTAAACTAAATGGACATGGATAGATTAATGGAATCCGTTAAGAAACACGAAGGGTATCGTAACAAGGTATATCTCGACACACTTGGTAAGCGAACCGTGGGCGTAGGTCATCTTTGCGTCGAAAGTTTTTGGGAGGACGATAAAGAGTACGAAGAAAAATTCTTAATGGAGATACTACAAAAGGATTTACAAGAAGCGATCCGTGGTGCGCGCTCCTTGATGGAAGATCACGGTTGCGCTGACCTTGATGAACAGGCAGAGGAAATATTAATAGAAATGGTGTTCCAGCTTGGTATGACAGGTGTATCTAAATTTAAGAAGATGTGGAAAGCATTAGCAGAACTTAACTACATCGGTGCGAGTTACGAAATGCTAGACTCACGGTGGGCAAAGCAACAAACACCGAACAGAGCCAAAGCCATGGCGAAAACAATGAAGGAAATTACATGATCTACAAAGGACAAAAACTATCGGACAACTTAACACAATCTCAACGTGACATGTTTAAGTACATGATTGACAACGGGCATAGTGTCGATGACATTGTTAAAATGTATTTAGGTAATGTTAAAGATACATTTTTTACAGAAGATAAAGAAGAAGAATGAGAAGAGAAGCGATTGTAATTAATGCATTTGTAAATGAATCTCTTCCAGATCATTTATTTAAAAGCAAAATAGAAAAATATAGAGATGTTTGGTTTAGCATACTAGCCCGTTATAAAAAAAATAATATCTTTAAAAGTCTCCGTGTTCCGATATCTAGAGACGCAGATTCAGTAGACATGAGCTTTCTTCGAAATTACATTGCTAAAAAAACAAAAGTTAAAGCTGATAATGTTTTATTCAAAGAAGAGCCACTTGTAGCACTATTGGTAAATAATATCACGGTGAGGGACCAATGATCTGGATTATAGGATTATTGACGATTATCACGGTGATATTAGGATTCATTGCCGTGATGATATGGGCAATAGGTGATAAGATATCCCAAAAATAAAAGATGTTGAAATGTATATCCGCTTTGGTGTATAGCTGGTAGCTTACCCCCAAAAAAAAGGAGATTACATGACAGAACAAGAATACAAAGATATTATAGTATATTTACAATCAAAAGTGCAAGAGCTAGAAGGAAGAAAGCTATGCGAGTGTGAAACACCAAAAGATATGAAGCCAGAATATAAAGCAACACCAAGAGAAATGTTTGTGACAAACTACGACGAGGATGATGAGTGTTTAACGTGTTCAGCTTGATCTTGCTCATACTGTTGAACACGGCCGCGCCAATAATCTTTTTCTTTGCGGTCAAGCTTTTCCCAGTGAGCTTTGTGAAATGAGCTTTTGTCCCATTTATAGCGTAGTGCTTTTGCTCTCTTATCCCACCGTGTCGTATCAGACATCAACGCCTTTCGTTGCTTTCTCCAACGTGAGGTGAACATTAAACGCCATTGAGCGTCTCTCTCCCTCACTTCTAAATGGATATACTTGATGTATCATCCAACTAGGAAACAAATAGAAATCACCGACTTCTGGCTTTACTAAGAAACTATGTCTTGCGAAATGGTTGGGTATT